TTATGCCCCCATACTCCTTTTAATCTCTCCACAAGATAAAATATTGTCTAGCTTAAAACTGCGTACCTGTTTGCGATAATAGCAGTAAGCCAGCACCTTTTTGTTGTCTATGCCAACCACTCTTATAATCCTTTGCGTTACTTTATTATCCTGGTCCATATAATAAATCATGATCTTTTCCTTTTTATCCAATGATTTATGCAACAATACAGTCATTAAAAGACATCTCCAAAAATTACCGTTTGACGAATGTTTGTTCTGGTTATAATATTAGTGTATCACATAAACAGAACAAATGTACTGCTAATTTTTAACAAAAGAAAGGATGGTTAAAATGGAAGATTATGCTATAACTCGAATTACGCCAGAACATTACGGCTATAAAGATAGAGGAATTGTTAAATGGTTTGGAATGATGTTGTCAGATCATACGGACGCTTTAAAGAGAGAAAAAAATGAAGTAACTGAAATTGAAGGTAAAGAAGAAATGTCAGAAATGGAGATATCACAAGTGCTTCATAAAGCATATACAATGGACTTACCCATCGCCATCCAAGCGAATACCATAAGAAACGGAAGCTATTATAAAGATGTGCAATGTAAAATAAGTGGGTATGGAAATGGAAAGATACATTTAAGTGTGATTGACGGCCGCCGCACCAGCTGCACCATTGAAGAAATACGTAATGTTGAGTTTATGGATGTATTGGATTGGTATGATAAACTAAAATAAGATACCGCATAAAAAAGGAGATTAAAACATGACAGAAAAATATAAGTTGTTTTTAGATAAAATAAAAGTACATGAAAACCTTTTAAAAAAGGAAGTTGAATTAGCGAAAGAATTTGAATCAGATGCACCTTATGTAGATGATTTTCAAAAAAAGAAGATAGTTGAAAGAGATGAAGAATCCATTATATTTATTTCTAAAAAGGAAATTAATGAGTTTAAGTATAATAAGGATTGTGATGAAATTTATCACAATCGCATAACTGGTCAAGCATTAAATTATTGGCTAGACTTCGTTGTAGATAAAGTTAAAGTTTAAATAATATGTAAAGCCCCACAGTTAAGTGAGGGCTTATTTTTATTTAACAAAAAAGGACACCTCTACATAGGGGCGCAGAAGTGCCTAAGATTCAAGTGTATTCAATAATAGGTTAAGGGGTATTGTCCCTTATTTATCTATGTAATCCGATTTTATCCTATGAATCAATCCTTGTAAAGGCTTTCTAACAAAGAAAAAGACGCCCGCAGTGTCTACACGAGCGCCTAAACTTTGAGTCCCAATTGCCAAAGCAATTCCAAATATCCCACAGAGTATTGTATGTCGGCAACGTTGTAATTGTGAATGTGGTTTATTGATCTGTTGGATTGGTACAAGAAAATTAAGTAAAAAGACGCTCACGAGGAGCGCCTTTGTAGGGGAATATGAGAATAATCAATATCACACCATATAGTTATTATAGCATGCTGTATCTTTGTGTAAAGCTCCTCACGCTCGTGAAGGATTTGTTTTTTATCTAGTGTAATAACGAACATACTGCGTGCTAGCAGTAATATACAGTCCGCTCTTAAGCTGATACATATAACCATTGCCAACTTTAAATTTATCTCTAGCTACTGTAAAAACTTCACCCTCATTAACGATTACCGCTTTATCATCCCAATTTGCAGTGTTGTAAGTCCATAAGGACGGTGTGATGACCTCAACGTAACCTTGCTTGCCAGAGCCCCCATTATTACCACCACCAGACTTTTTCTTCAATCCAAGCGCTTGTGCAATACCATTAGCGTGTCCAAGAGCAATACGGTCAAGGTAAGCATCTGATTTTAGCTTATTCGCATCTGCTGTCGTATCAATGAAGCCATTCTCTGTTAAAACTGCTGGCATACTCGACTGACGTAACACATGGAAATTAGCACGTTTTTTGCCACGGTTTCTAAAGTCAACTTGCTTCATAACTTCTGCATGCAGTTTATCACGATAGGTTATTGTGTTATTAGATACACTTCCATTATAAATATAATCTTCATAGCCCGTACCGCCTCCAGCATTAATGTGGATGGATATAAAGTAATCTGCTCCCCAGCTATTTGCATCATTTGTGCGTTGTGCAAGACTACGAGTTGTGTCGCTTGTCCTACTCATACGAATGGTATGCCCTTCATAGTCACGATTTAAGATATCTCGTGTTTTTAGTGCAATTTTAAGTGTAAGCACCTTCTCCTGTAAGCCGTTTGCAACTGCACCTGGATCTGTTCCGCCGTGTCCTGGATCTAAATAAATTTTTGCCATAATAAAATTCCTCCTAAAATAATTTTGTAATAGAAAAAGAGCAGCCGTAGCTACTCTTTATCCTTGCTTGAAAATTCCTCTTTAATTTCTTTACCAATGGATTTGTCTGAGTTATCAATGCCATGCAATTTATCAGCTAACCCTTGTGGTACAAGCACGCCAACATCTGCCAGGTTTTCTATAATACTAATCCCTTCATTAACGATATAAAAAAGCACCGTAGCATAAGCCACAGCACCCTCTAAACCAAGTATTTGATCTACTACATTGGCTAACACAATAACCACTAACACAAGCACCTTACGTGCGTACCCAAACAGACTTTTACGACTCCATAGATTGCCGTTTTTCCATGCTTTGAATAATCCGGTTAGAATATCTAAAGCCATTAATAATAACAAAAAGTGGAGAAACTTCACTTCCCCGAATAAATACATATGCGTTGCTTCTAAATAACTCAAATTAACATCTCCCATTTCACCAGCTCCTTAGACATATTTAATTGTCCCCCTTCTAAATTTTCTCTTTTTATTGCATGAAAAAAGACACCTCGTTATGAGATGTCTTTACTTTTCTAATTTATTTTTAGATATTAGTTTTGCCTGTAAATTATCTGTATAAGAATGGAATCCAGTCTCTTATCTCTTTAGCAGTGTCGTAAGCAGTTTTTAATTTAGAATTATCATTTAAATATTCCTCGCCACGTAAGGTGATTTCTGGTCTTCCAACCGCTCTATCTTTCGTAGAGGTTAATCCTCTAATTAACCCTTCTTGTTGCATTTCCATTAACAGCTGGTCTCTTCTATCGAGATCTATACCAATATTATTCAACCTACTTTGTTTGCCATCATCAAGAGATTTCAAAACTAAATACCTAAATTTTTTCTTATTCAATTCTTGCGGCATATCCATCCCCTCCTCATTTGTTATCATTCGACAAAAAGGAAGAAAATCCTGCATAAAAATAATGTTTATTCGGATTTAATGATTGAATACCGCGGCCTCTCAAGGCAAAATAAAAAGCACCTCTATTGAGATGCTTTTAAAACTATAACCCTTTTAAAACCTTTTTAAAGTCCGGGACTTTCTTAGCTATTTCTTGATTATTTTCCGCAATCACGGCAGCTAATGCTTCTGCTAATTTTTTGTCAGTTACTCCGTTTCTTTTCAACTTTTCTTCAATTGTTGCCTTTTTTAATCCTAAAGAATGCATTTTTTATCCCCTCCTTTCTACTACCTATATCGGTATAGAAGGAGGGAATTTAAAGCATAAAAAATAAGCCTATTCGGCTTGTTCCAATGAATCTTTATATTCCGTTACCTTTTCAATAAAAGCCGTCGCATCAGCAATAATCTTATCAGCAACCAACGCTCTCATTTTATCCTTGTTTTCTTTTGTTTCTTCGTACTGCTCATGCGATATTTCAACCGGACGCCCGTCATTCAAGTTGATACCGTCCGTAATATAATTTACATTCACGCTAGTACAATCCTTGTCAAAGCCGTCATCGTAATTAAAATTAATCCCTGTGATAGTAATACGCATTACTCTTCACCTCCTTCGTTATCCAAATCAAATGCTTCGTATAAAACAGAAAGAGCGTAAGCATCGTTTCCGGAAAACTCCTGCTCACACTCTTCTGCGGTTAACTCTTTAATTTTGGATTTAATAATGCCTAATCCATTTTGATAATTGTCCCCTTCTACAGTGACAGTTTCTTTATAATAATCTTTCAGTGCTTTTTCCAGCTGTTTTCTGTCCTCTTTATAATCCTCCTGGATTGTTTTTTCACCTGCAGCAACTTCCTCCAATTGTTGACCAAGGAAATTTGTGATTTTAGAACGGTTAACGCTCTTCGGCCCTCGGAAATCCAAATTCTCCAGGAATACAATAACTCTTTCTAATTCGATGTTTTTAATTTTTAATTTCATCATGCTACCTCCAATTTATTTAACCGCTGCTTTAAATCAGCTATTTCAAATGCTTGCTTTTCAATTATTTCTTCCAAATTCTGAACTTTATTGTCTACCTTGGAATCCAATTCTTGAACAGCTCTAATGGTCGGTGCGATTAGGTTTGTATAACTAATCCCTAAATATCCTCGCCCATCTTCTGATACAATCCCTTGATTTATATAATTGTTCTTTATAAAAACACCAACCAGTTCTTGTGCAATAAACCCTGTTTGGATTTTCACTGAATCAATCATAGTATAATCAACTGGATTTAGTTGATTAATAAAAGATAAACCTAGCTTCGTTTGTTGGATGTTATCTTTTAACCTTCTGTCAGATGTCCTTGTGAAATCTTCGGCGTATGCAGTACCATAAACGTTCAACGAACTGAAATGTGCAAAAGTATAAGGTCTATCACTCAAACCAACGCTAGAGTTACCACTGGACGGCGCTCTTAAATTGGTTATATATCCATAACTAAAGTGATTATAAGATTCCGTATCCCCAAGTACATAAGTGTAACTGCCGCCGTTTAATCCTCTTATTGACATCGTTCCGCCAGATTCAGATGTTTCGAACAGCCATCCTTTATTTATATTTGCAACGTTTCTCACATCAAAGTTCTGTGTTGTACGCAACCGACGAACATACAAGTCATTGAACATGCGGTCGTTGTTCCCCAAATTGTAATTGTAATTAGCACCATTAATCGGAGTAATACTTGGCGAACCGTTGAAATCAATTTCAAGTCCTCTGTCCCAATCAACCGCCTGAGCTCTGAACTGGAATCTGAAACCACTGATACTGTTAGAAGCCCCATCGGTAATGGCTCTTGTCGTATTCCAGATAGCTCCACTCCAATAAGGTGACAGTGTATCTAAGTTTGATGACCCTGTTGTACCAGAGTAAGCAAATGGAAAGCCAGATAACGATTTACCCACACCAAAACCAGAAGAACGAGTAACGCCACCCTCTGTATCGCTATATTGAATACGGTTGGAAACATTGGTAAATTCAATCATCGCTCCATTACCCAGAACGAAATTAACATTCCGCATCGTTAACAATCCGCTATTCATATTAAACGTCGTATTACTATTTTGCGACTGAAGTATCCCACCAACAATGCTATTGGCACTGACATTAATAACATTCAACCGACCAGCATCCAATGTACCGGTTGTTATCTTGCCAGCATTTAACGAGGTAATGTGCCCGCTGTCCACTCTAAATGCACCAAGTACTGTTACATTACCATCAAGGACTATCTTATTACCGCCTATATAAGCACCTGACGTGTCCAAATTGATTTGATGGATAACGTCTCCTTTTTCTACACGGAGGTTGATGGCGTTATTTAATTGGCTGATTTGGGATTGAGTTGCCATGTCTTCATACGCTGGGGACCATGGTGTAACCATATTACCCTCTTCAACCTGGGCTCTCCATACAGTGCAATCCATATAAAAAGTTGTACCGTAAGCTCTAAACTGTATTTGTAAAAAATTTTCATTTCTTTTACCAGTTACAACAACTCTTTTGGCTTCATTTGGTTCTATTGTTGTAACAGGAAAACCTTCTATTCCGTTAATTCTTACTTCCATACTTCTTTCAGCTCTATTGTTTTTTACGTAAACCGATACTGTATAAGTCTCACCTACGACTGTTGTAATATCATTAGTGATATTTTTTAAAGCTTTAAGTTGACCGGTTTCGTTCCCCGATGTTGTAAAAATATTGGTAGCATCCGTAGCTCCCCATTCATCTACTGACACATTTTCTGTGACGGTTATTCTCGCACCGTCCCATGAAATTAATCTAGATGCACTGAAGTTATTGCTATCCTTGTTGAGATTGGTGCCACCTGCTTCTAATCCGTCCAAGTCATCACGAACTCCTTTAATCGTGCTCTGCAAACTGCTGGCGGTCTGAGTCAATGTATTAATATTCCCCTCCGCATCAGATAGCTTGATTTGTAAAGTGTTGGCTAACTGGGTAACAGTAGAAATGTTGCCTTCTGCAGTTTGAACACGGGTCTGCAATCCCTGAGCTGTCTGTGTTAGAGTACTTACATTATCCTCCGCATCTTTAATACGAGTGCCGTAACTGGTTGATGTCTGCTGTAACTTACTGATATTTCCCTCAGCATCAGAAACTTTTGTCTGTAAACCTTGCGCAATCTGGGTAACGGAACTAATGTCTCCGGTGTGTTCATCGACAACTTTGCTTAATGCATCAGCCTTACTAAATGCGCTGTCTGCTCTTGTCATAGAACTTTGCGCTTTGTCAAAAGCTTCCTGTGCGCCTGCAATGGCTTCATTAGCGTTCTCTGTAGCTAGATTTGCTTTTTCATTTGCATCATTTGCTCTATTACGTGCTTCTGCAGCTGTTTCTTTTGCTTCTTTCGATTCCATATCAATACTTAACTGCCACTGAACACCATCATAGATGTATGTCCTTGTATACTCTCCATCAACGATGCGGAACCACATATCACCTTTAATAAGATGGTCCCCTGCCGGTTCATCAGGTCCATAATAAATGGTGTTCTTTCCGTTGGCGGCTCGAATGGCTTCATTCGATTTTTGGTCAATTTTATTCATGTTTTCACCAATGATACCAAGATCATTGGCATTTTGATTAACGCTGTCCGTAAAAGAAGCTTTAACATTACCAGCAGATACCTTTCGATTTTTTTCAGCAATGGAATCATATTCAATTTTTACAATCGTAGCTTGTAAATCCAATCCCATCTTGCTATGAGCAACGGTGATTGTGTCACCTAGCCCAACATGCTCAAGTGCAGCAACATCCTTATATTCCTCGGTCTCATGAAGATGTTCAAACTCCACTTCCATTGATATGGAAGGAAGGTCTTTGTCTTTTCCCTCATTGTTAAAATATTCTTTATAGGCATTATATAAATCTTGACTAGTCTCAATGCCTTCCTCGCTACTCGCATCAATCGGCATTATTTTAATATGCGTATACTTATCAATATTAGGGCTATCAATGTACTTGCCGGGAACAGTGATAAGCCGCGCTCGTTCTTCTTCGGTTTCCTCAACGTACTTAAATGGATAAATACGGGTTACGATATTGTCATCATCAAATATCGCTTGCAATCCAGTAAGGTTTTTCTTATACAATACCTTTACACCGTCATCACTTCCGCGCCTGCGATGCATGATTAAGTTGAAATTATCACGCTCAATCTGTCCTCCCCAAATCTGGAGAATGGAACCTTCTGTGCCGGCTACCATCTGTAATGGGTTGTTACGATAAATATTCGTGCTGGATTGTGTGGTTGTATTGGTACTGGATAAGTTGAACCGTGTCGGATAAGCCATTGCTTCTTGAATGGCTTTCATCGCCTGATACGTTGTTAGGTTTCTGATTTCCAATTTCTCTACAAAGTTATCTGCAAGGTCATTTGTGATGTGCCGACCGTTGATAATGATTTGATCTGCAGCATGGTCTTTGACATGAGAATAAATCCGGAACAACTGAGGTTGTTGCTTGTCATTTGCTTTAGCTTTGATAATCATGCCATTTTTAATTTGGTCAGCAAGAAAGCCGTCTGCATCATATTCAATAGTGATTTCTGAATATCCATTAAGTTCTTCTTCTGGGTATACAGTTATTGCATCACGCAAAAAACCAATTCCGTTATGCACGAAATTGGTCTCGTTACTGTTATATAAAGTTGGATACATGTTTTACCTCCTTTCGGTCAGACGTAAAAAAGACACCGTTTATTTGGTATATAAGGTTCCATGATTAATATTTATTTTATCTCCAATAATCCGTATACCTTCTTGACTAATATTAATGGCGCTGATTATTTCATCTTTGTCTACTTTTGAAACTTGTGTTTGTTCTATAGAAGATACTATTCGCGTCAATGCTGACACTTGTTTTTCAAGCTTTTGCATCCGTAATTCGTCATGTTCTTTCTTTGAAATAACTTTCTCTGATTCATCAAGATAAGTGATACCTTCATCCCATTCAACACCTTTTAGTTCTACACTTCCTGTACTTGTATCCATGATGAAACCACAGTTTTTACTACCTAATGTATAATCATGTTTATTCATCACAACCACCTCCACTTAGGATTAATTTCTAACTTGCTAATTGCTCCACTAAATTCCACAACATTATTACCAGTCTTAAAAACAGGAAAATCACCAACCATATGATTATTTAGATTGGTGATATTTCCTGTGGTTTTTCTATATGCATTCATCAATTCGGAATCAAGTTCAATGGTTCCGTTGATTCCTGTAATCTGTATTTCTTCCTCATTAACAAATATTTTCCCATTACCACTGCAGGTAGCTTTTATATATGGCTGTGATTCGTAACCGGGATTAGTAAAAATTGTCCTTCCAGTGATAGTTCTGGTTTCGTTTGTCTCGTACTGAAACGGGTCCAGGATAAACTCAACAGTAAACCTTCCATATTTGACAATGATATTTTCAGCCTCTTCAATTCGGATGGATTTAACCCTGTAATGTACATCCTCATCATCTGAAAAACTCAATGTCTTAGCGCCGTGTAAGAACTGTTTCGCTTTCCTAAACGCCTGTTTAAAAGGCATGCTCTCATTGATATAAAATTCCAACGGATAAGGAATGTCCCTAAACCCGTATTTTTTCGTCAGTGAACCATGCCTGCCTCTAACTTCAACATGCTCTATATCTTCTTCTGGCGATGGTACAGGCGCTCTGTCTATTGGATGAATACCTTTATCTGCCGTGTCTATATCATTGATAAACACAGCTGCTGCTTTTAATGGATGCATAGATTAAGCACCTCCCCATGCATTTTTCTTTTTATTTGCACGTTCTCCTAAACCTTTGTCAAGAACTTTTGAGGCAACATTCCTAAACTCATGCTCCCCAATTTGGATATTAGGATTTTTGGCAACTAATTGTGCAAGTAACATAACCATTTCTTTACTATCTTCTACTTGTTCAGATAGCAGATTAATCATTTGTTCTAAATGTTTTGTAGAAGCATCTTTCTCTTGTTTAGGTGTCTTCTGTTCTTTAGATGAGTTATTATTTCGTCCAAACAAAGCAATTAATTTCATTATTTCGCTGTTCCATAACCTGTCAAAATTAAACAATTCATCAAAACCGTTCGTCCCCTCTGCATAGGAAGAAGTAGCTCGCAACATTTTCTCCGTTTTATTGTTTGGAATAATGTGGGTACCTTTAGGCATATCAGGAATGAATGTATGTGATCCAGGAGAAATGAACGCTCTACCATTTGGAAGTATTCCTAATTCTCGTCCTTTTTCTCCGATAACAGCATCTCCGCCGGGATGCCCACTTGGTGGTGTACCTTTCGCCCAACCTAACGCCTTTGATAAATTACCCATTGAGTTTCCTATAAGGTTAACGGTCTTTCTTACAGGCTGACTAATTCTTCTGTTAAGAGTGGATAATGTTCCGCCATCAGTGAGATTTACTAATTTTTCAGCTCTTGTTTCAGCACGAACATTAATGTCTTGTACTGAACCACCGTCATTTGCAGTCACTGGTTTAATAACTCCAGCCATCCCGGCTAAATCAATACCACGGACAGTGCCATAGTCTTGAGCGTTAACAAATTTATCAACGTCGCTGCCTGCCTCAGCGGTACGCTCTTGCTCAAGTCCAATGCCTGTACGGGTTTTGTCATTGTTACTATCAATACCATAACCTTGGCCAGAAATGGCATCAGCGCCCATGTTTATTTGGTTTTCTACTTCTCCCCAAAGCCCAGCCTCTGTTAACACATCTTTCATGATCTCGTCATTGCGTTGTATCTTACCATCCAACTCTCCGACTTGGTTGTTAATCTCTTGGGTTGTAGCACCTTCTTGCTGCAGATTCTTTATTAACTCCTCCCGCGTCTCCGCAAGCTTGGAATTTTTATCCTGTATTTGTGATACAATATTTCCTTCTTCAACATTAATTTCAGCAGCTTCTGCTTTATTACGAATACGCTGTTGTTCTTCTTCGGAAAGTTTACTCAGCTTGCTGTCAAGAACGCCATTAATATCATTATATAAACCTAGTTCTTCATAAATCTTTAACCTTTGCGCTTCTTGTTGGTCGGTGCTTTCTTGTAAGGTTGTTAATCTTTCTCGTTCTTCATCCGTTAACTGTTCGCCGTTGGACTTCTTTTCTTGCAGCTGTTCTATTTCTTCTTGGTTTTTGGTGATGGTTTCATCAAGTTGTGCAAGCCCTTCTTCTCCCTGTTCTTTAATACCTACGTTTTGAAGATATATATTTGCCATCTGCATTTCTGCTTCAGCTAGTTTATCAATTATAGCTTGATTGGCGTCTATAGTTTCGTTTAGAGGATCTATTCCATTTTGATAGTTTTGGTTCCTGTCACCGATATTGTCATTAATAATGGCAGTTAAATCACTATACTCTCTAGCTAATCTGGATTCTTCTTCATTAAGGTTAGCTCTATCCTTTAACTTGTCACCAAGTTCATCTTCAATCTCATTTATTCTTTGCTGAGCACCCTCGTGATCGGACATATATTGATTGGCGCGTTCATGAAAAGTTGTTTGCCTGTCTAAAAGTTCATCTCTTTCTTTTGTCTTTTCATTTATGACGTCTAAAGCTTCTTGCTCTTGTTCGATCAATTCCAGCCGCTCGCCTCTTAGCTCATTTTCAGCCATGTCTCGCATGGTTTGTGCGTATTCATTAGCTTTATCAGTAGCAACTATAAACTCTTCACCAGTCTCAGAAATGGAGGTCTGTACATCAGGAGCCTGTTCGATCAGATTGTCATTTGCAGTAAATAGCGCGTTCAATTCATCTTTGGAAAGACCGCTATTTTTAGCCAAATCCTCGTAACGTGATTGTAGTTCGTCAATTTCTCCAGGATTGTTCGATTGCGATATTTTTTTATTCAGCTCATTTAGTTCAGCCAATTCAGCGTTGGAAGCATCAGCTTTATTAGACAATCTATCGAAGGTATCTGCACTATTTTGTATATCTACCGCTTGATCACTAAAGGATTGAGCAACATCTAAGTTAACTTCTTTTCCGTTTTTTAGCTCATCAAACAATTTATACGCACCGTAACCTAAAGCACCTACACCTGCAATAGCTAAACCAACAACACCAGATTTCCCTAACAAACCAACTGCTCCAGCTAAACCTTTTCCGCCGGCTGTTCCAATTGTTTTAGTAAGGCCTCCGGCTGCTTGCATTAGTGTTCCTGCACCAAATGATAATTTACCAAAAATACTTAAAACAGGACCCGCTGCAGCAGCCAATAATCCAAATTTAATAATATTCTCTTGTGCTTCGGGGCTGAGGTTCGCAAACCATTCTGTCACATCTTTTAAGACTTCTACCGTCTGTTCTAAACCAGGTTTTAAATTTTGGTATACTTCAATAAAAAGATCTTCTAACATGGACCGTAATTCTTTAACGCTTCCAGCAAAATTATCTTGCATGGTGTCCGCCATTTCATTAGCAGCACCCTCAGATTCATTAACCGCTTCAGTAAGTTTATTATAATCTTCTTCAGACGCGTTAATGATGGCAAGCGCACCAGACATAGATTCTTTACCAAATATCGTTGCGGCTGCTTGAGCTTGTTGTGCTTCATCTAAACCAGAAAAAGATGAACGTAAATCCCCCATTACTTCATCAAAAGATTTCATTTCATCATTGCCATCAGTAAGGGAAATACCTAATTTATCCATTTCATCTTTCATCTGCTCGGTAGGTTTAGCCAGGTTGGTCATCATAGTACGCAATGCAGTACCTGATTTTTGTCCTTTGATTCCTGCATTGGACATGAGACCAATGGCTACAGAAACATCTTCAATATCAAATCCAAGAGCACCTGCAACAGGGGCCGCGTATTTAAATGCGTCTCCCATACCTCTAACATCTGTATTAGCGTTGGCAGAGGCTGCAGCTAAAACGTCGGCAAACCTTCCGCTTTCTTTAGCTTCCAGTCCAAAAGCTGTCAATCCATCTGTTACAATATCAGATACTAGAGCAAGATCCTCACCAGATGCAGCTGCCAGGTCCATAACCCCAGCAATACCATCCATACTTTGCTCTGCATCCCAGCCAGCCAAAGACATGTAGTAAAATGCATCACTTGCTTCACTGGCACTAAACACTGTGGTTCTTCCCATTTCTCGGGCTTTACCCTCTAACTTTTCCATATCATCAGCGCTTGCACCAGATACCGCGGCCACACGGGACATCCCGGATTCAAAATCCATTCCGGTTTTAATAGCTGCTCCACCGACAAGAGTTAATGGCAGGGTTACTTTTCGGGTTAAATTTCTGCCTGTCTCGTCCATTTTCTTGCCTGCAGATTTTAATTTTCCACCGTAGTTCTCCATCCCATCAGCGACTTTATACCAGCCTTTGCTTTGTAATTCCTGTTGTTCTTGAAATGCTTGGAACTCAGCAGTAACATTATCTAATTCTCTTCCAGTTTCTTGATAACGAGCTATTTGTTCGTTCAACTCTTGAGAAGCCTTCTGAGCTTTGACACTGTTTTCTCCGTATTCGTCTGACATACGCCTGTGCTTCGCTCTAGCTTCTTCAACCATCCTTCCCTGTATACGGTGGCGATTTGTTAAACCTTCAATCATTACACCATACTTAGAGGCGGACTTTTCCCCACGATCAAAAGCAGAAAGCTGTGCTCCCATTGCTTTATTGGATGATTTAAGTTGACGCTGTAAACCGGTCATATTTTTTTCAACGCCTGTACTATCCAAATCAACTTTAATTATCATGTTACCTACTGGAGTTCCGTTTGCTGCCATATATGTTTACCTCCTTTCTATTTTCCGAATGCAGCAAAAAGAGAGTCCACTTGTCGGGACTCCCTTTGTTTAGTCTGTTTTCGGTTTATTAATCTTAAGAATTCGTTTAAGTCCATCTTGTAAATATCGTTTAATGAATGCTTTTGTATAAGAGTGGCAAAGAGATTATCCATAATTTCTCGTTGTTTAACAAAACTGAAATCGGATTTCTTTAAATTCTCCTCGCCATCTACTCTTTTTTTGATGTATCACCCTGCAATGTTCCAAATAAAACAGCTATATAAGCATCCACTATATGCCTGGAATCAATCCCTTTAACAAGATCATTACTTGTAAACTGATTGCCGTATAAACCAACAACAAAAGTAGTAATTCGCTCAAATAAATCTGCATCAATGGTAAATTGCTTTTCTTCCAATTCCGCACCTAAATCAATTGATTTTTTGGTATAAATTCCTTCTACGAAAAACGGAAAAGAATATGTTTTTGTTTCTAACTCTCCACCTTTTACATCCGTTACTAAAGTAAGACTTCTGGTTTGAGTGTCATAGTATTTCATGTTTTACCTCCTAAAAAAGAAGAGAACGATATTACTCGCTCTCTCCATCATTAATTAGTTCTTTTAATGCAGCTGCTTCCTCTTCAGTAAAATGGCTGTCTCCTTTGTCACCTTTGTTCCCTTTATCGCCTTTAGGTCCTTGAGGACCTTCTGGACCAGGGGGACCTTGTTCGCCAGAGCCGCCACCAGCTTGTCTAACCAATTTAGCAATTTGGCCGGAATTAACTCCTTCTGCTACATAGCCAATTCCAGTGCTTTCAGATGCAACAAGGACACCGCCCTCGCCGACTTCAACATAAGCGCCCGCCGATAAATCTTCACCAGCTTCCACATCCCAAACAGGATTATTCTTTAGGTTTACGTTAACTTCCATATCTTCTTTTAAATCACCACTGGAACGAAAATCGGGATTTCCTCCTGGTTCTGTAACAGAAATGCGTAACATTCCATTACCACCAACTAACGACAGCAACCGATTGGCTTTCACTTCTTCTGTGACAACAGCTTTAAATGTACTCATTAACCTTCTACCTCCCCTGTATCTTCTGTATCAGATGGATTAAAGATTTTATCCATGAATTTTTTTCTTTTTTCTCTATCATCTTTTTTCACATGCATAAAAATTTGAGTGGCGTCATCATATTCGCGCCCTGAAAATTCACCACTAACTGTATCGCTACCAAATTCAAGAGAATCCTCTTTTGTTTGAGATTCACTAGATGGTAAAGTAAACATTCCTTTTGTTAGTCCGACAAGTTCAGAAGAACCGTCTGCTTTTGTTTTTTCCAATGCTACTGCAACATATGGCGGGGTGGGTTTAGAACGTTGAACAAACATGTCATCTTCATTTTTTAAAACAAGTAAAACAACACGATCTTCCAATGGAATTGCGTGAAATTGTAATTCAAGTGTTGTGACACCTGTACTAACCGCCATTTCTGCAACCATATTGTCACCATATCCCTTGGCAATCTCTTGCTCCGTTTCAATGGATACGTTTTGGATATAGTTAACCCGAACAGGATCTTCGTATGTGGCCCCTTCTTCCGAGTCATTTTTTAAAACTGCATAATAAAACCCCGTAATGCCGACAACGCCACTACGGTTCTTTTTCTTTTGGTCTGCCATTTGTCATTTCTCCTTTTATAAGTTTTTAGGCATAAAAAAAAGACCTACCTCAGTAAGTCTATAAATCTATTAATATTGTTCCTCGGTAACGTCTCCCGTCACGCAAGAGATAAGTTTCTTCATCAAATTCATAGGTGGGTGTTATCTGCTGGAAATTAATTGTTTTCATTAATTTATGGATAACCATTGCTATTTTTCTAGCATCACCACTATTCCAAACATCTACTTGCACAATGCAGTCCCAACCTAATTGCTCATTGTCCGCATATTCAGTTGGAATATCTGAAATTAAATTGATTCTTATAATAGGTGGGTTCTCCCGATTTTCTTCTGGAACATGGTGCTTGAAAATGGATTCAGAGCCAACCAAATTTATAATTTCATCATTATTTATAAGCATCTGATAAACAATATCTAATGAATCAATCTCGTATAAATCTAATCCTTGAATTAATTCATTCATCTAAGCACCTTCTTTATTGCATCTTCCATAGCTTTAGCAACTTCTTTCTCTGTCTCTTGTGCTGTTTTGGTCATATAGCCTTGAGGAGACTGCGAAATAGAACCAAACTCAGGGATATGAGAACGGAAATTTGCTGACTTATTAAAGCCAACTGCAACAAAACTTTCACCAGTTCCACTATCTGTACGGTTGCCACTCATGGTAACTGCATCTGATAACCTAGTCTGTGGATTGGCTCCTGAATAACCACTTTTAGGAACGTTGCCTTGCAAAGCTTCCATAACTACTTTACCGCCTGCTAAATTACCTGCTTTTGCAGCTTGTTTAATATCATCTTCTTTTTTAGATAGGTTGGAGATTAATTCTCGCATACCCTCAAATTGATAACTCATTGACTCACTTCCTCCGCAATTAAAATGGAGAATCCGCTTTGGCGATAATCATAGAGAATCTCTTTAATCTTATAAGATTGTCCATAATGATCTATCTGCATCTTGTTTGTTATACCAGGATAGTTACGGATGAACACTTTGATATCGTGTTGTGTCCCTGTTTGCACACTAGTTTCGTAATCTTTTAGACTGACAGATTCAATATGAGCAAAGCACTCTAAAAATAAAACAGGCTTAGGTGGCTGAGGCACACCGTTTTCAGTAGATGATTTCAATTCATTTATCTTGATAGGCTGATTAAGTTTAGAAAAATTAAACCGCATGTTATTCAGTCTCATAATATCTATCCTTATGGGCTCGTAAAGTTTGAATAGCGTGGGTAACAGAAAACGGTGATTCTGCTTGAGCAACTTCTGAAATCGTCATCCGATTTTCATAATAGTAAGTTGCTAGCATAATCACCGCTTTTTTAAACGTTACATCTTCCTCTAACGCTGCTATATTTACTTTTGGATCGTAGCTATCATAAACAGCCTCCATAACATCCTGCTTTGCCCAATCAAGATAATCTTGTATATTCCCATCTTCTAAATTATGCGGAACCCTTAGATGCCCTTTTAGCTTTTCTAATTCAACCATAGACATTAACCTTCTACGCCAGTATTACCAGCAAAATCAATAACAATAGCCGCTTTTTCATCCAAGATGCGGACATCTTGACGTAAAGCAACCATGAGAGCCTCTCCAAAATGCATGTAGTTTGTCCATGCAGCTTGATAACGGCTGCGGTCAAACAAGACAATGGCATCTTTCAGATTACCAATAATGATTGTTTTAGCTGCCGCCTCACCTAGCATTTCATCAGGAAGAACAACAACCATTGCTCCTAACAAACGCTTTTGAGTTGGCTCTTTAATATCTGGCTGCAGCAAGTAATTTCCCTGGTTATCTTTTAATTTATCCAGTTCCGCAAATGCTGTTTGAGATACAATTGCCACATTATGCTCATGATTTGGTTTTAAGTTTAGATTGATAGCATCTTTAATTCCATCAACATCAGAAGCATTCTTCTTTTCAATGATAACTGTTTCTCCATCCTTACCAGGAGTTCCTTGCGTCAACGCTTTGATAATTGCAGCATTCCGTGTAGCAGCTACTGTACGAGCCATCCATGTCATTAATTCGGACAAGATATTTACTGCACTATCTTCAATTGCTTCCCGAGATACCAAGAAGTAACCACGGTGCGTTTTAATATCATAACGCAGTTCAAAGAATGGTTTAACTGCTAATTCTGGGTTTTCTGCCAGTTCTTCAACTTCTGGTAGTTGTGCTACTTCAGATGTACGAACAACAGGATACTTTCCACTTCCATAACCTACTGTTTTCACCGTTACATACTGATCCAGGTTATATTCCATTTCCTTTAATGTCATAATTTCCTTCACAATATCTTCCGGAATAACAACAAATCCAGAATCTGTAGTTAAATTCCCACCATCAATATCGCGTGTTTCCAAATAAGTTTGAAAAGCATCACGCTGTTCATTGGTTGGTTCAACACCTCCACGTTGTTCATCGGCACCATTATGTGCTTGTTCATGGTGAGAGCGTGTTTCTTCTTCCTGTCCTTCATCTAACATACGCTGCCGAGCTTCGATCTCTTCTTTTTCTTCTTTCAGTTCACGGACCTCTTTTTCCAAATCAGAAAACTTGGTGTCCCCACGCTTTTCATCATCTTCCAACATTCCGCGGATTTCTTCTAAACGGGAGTCAATTTCCCCCAATCGTTTATTTTTATCACTAAAAAATTGAATGTTTAACTTTAATTTTTTTTTCATTTTCATCCTCCTATAAATCAATTAATGTTTTAATCTTTGCAGTTTGTTCTTCCCGATACCCCTTCATTTCTTCAACTCTTTCTTTCATAGGATCATAACCACGGGCACTTACCTCCGAATCAGGGTAAGCAGGGAATGCTACTGCGCTTACTTCTATTAATTTTGCCTTTTTGATTGTTCGCAATGGCATATCATCATCTGGCTCGTCAACTTCATCATCCTGTACATTAAAGCCGAATGAAACTCCATCAACATCTCCGCGCTGAATAGATTCATAAGTGTCTTTAGCCAATGATGTATTGGGTAAATCTAATTCAAAACGTAAGCCTGTATTATCTTCTTGCAGTCGTAAGGTATTATTTTTAGACCGACCTAACACTTTTGAGGGGTCATGTGACCACAAAAAACGTTGGTCATCATTGTTCAGTGATTCTAAAAATGCACCTTTTTTGATCTGCTCTCGGAATTTGAAAAACATCCCTAACACCTGTGATTTCATTTCCCATTTGACCGCATAACCAGATAATGTGCGATTACCGTCATCATCTTCACGGATTTCAATTTTATTTGTCAGAAGCTCCCTCATTTCCGTTTTGTCCACCTGTATCACCCCCTTTAGCTTTCGCCATTTGATACTCTTCTAACTGATCTAATGTAGTATAGTTCAAGCTAACTAAATGTTTATTTCCAAAAGCTTCACTTACAGGAGCATCACCCATTTTTCTACGTGCTTCATTTAAACTGATAATACCCGCATCAAACTTTTCAAGTGTCAATTTGGTATGAGTTTCTACGTCCGTTGTCTTGAATGGAGACGTATCAAAAACATATTCACTGCTTCTATCTCCTGTCAGCTTGTAATTCATTTCATTTGTGATTACTTTTAGATAACTATTTAAAGTAGAAGTTAAATAATCCAAGTTAGCTTGAGCCAATGACATGTTAGATGTTTCTAAACCTAATTTATGGCGCGGGACCCGGTAAGTTTTACCGATTGTTTCAGTGCTGAACGTACTGGCATTAATTAGTTTCAACACTTCTGTATCAACTTCAATTGGATCATAATCAAAAGTTTCATCAATCACTAATACTTTATGAGCATTCTCTACTCCAGCATTAGATTCTTGCCATTCTTTCTTTACCTTGTCTCTAGCTTCCTTGGATAACTTCCCATGTTTCATTTTCAAAATACCGCCTGTTTGGGTATCATTTTTAAAGAAGTTGGCCAAGAACCGTTTACTATCTTTTTGCATGGATAAATCATATTTCAATGCTTTTAATGGGCTAATCCCACGCAAACCATCTAAGGTGAAAAATTTAAAATGAAAAACATATGATGGAGATAAGCGCCTTGTATTACCTTTATCATCCGTGACATCATAAACAAGCTGATAGTTGGTATCCGCATCTTTTTTAATTACTACTTGAGAATTCCGTAAATGGTAAAATGCAACTACTTTTCCGTTCTTGTTTTTTACAATCTCACAAAAAGATTCTCCATTTAACAGAGCGTTAGCAGTAATGATAAACTTGAGTGTACCACCAGAATAAAGACTATTCGGTTTTACATTGAACAGGTCCGCAATATTATTCGGTTTATTAACGCTATTCTTTGTAAAATTAATATCCAACGAAGCTACATCACTAGCGAGTAAATTTAATACAGTAAACACATCACTGTTTTCAATTGCTTTAGCACCGACAAAATTCGTTGGCATTCCTGAATAACCTGGCAACATACTAATTAAAGCGTCTGCATCATCCTGTGATAAGCTTCGGCTTTCTGTTCGATTGAAGAATGTACCCATCTAGTCACCTCCCTTCCCGCGCAAAGATAAGGGAGACTATGATTAAAGCTGAACCAAGTGCAAAAATTCCTGTAGTAGTCCCTATACGATAAAACCCATACACAATCATTCCTATTCCAATCAAAAGGATGAAACCAATAAAATTGGACATAAAAAAAGAACCTATCACTTGAATAAGTCCGTTTATCTTCTTATTCATTTAACCACCACCTAAAAACCAAAATCATCACTTAAGATGTATTCTTCGATTTGTTTTATATCCATGCCTTGATATTTATAATCCTTTGCCTCAGCAAAACCTGTAATAGTTGCTACAATCGGGTCAATTTTTTCTCGGTTTTTCTGCTTATCCAGCATCATATTGCGGTTATTATCGTATTTGATAACTGCATTATTGATGGCAATATTAAGCATAGGATTGCTATTATGCTGAATTTTCCTCTCATAAACACCTAATCTAAATTGTTTAATAGGCTCACTGAGGTTTTTATAATTCTGCGGGACCTCAATAAACGGAATCTCCAAATCAGGATATTCTTGCTCCCATTCAGCCAAGAAGTTAGCTATATTCCAAGAATCATAACAGAAGGCTATGACATTTAAGTTATAATCCTTAATCAACTTTGCAGCATGATGAACAACCTGCTTCACACTAATAAAACCACTTTTTAAATTACTTGCAGTTGCGTATCCTTTCTCTATTAATAATTCATAATCTATTTTATCCCTGGCGCTTTTTGCTTCTAAACCACCAACGGTTGCAAGAAAAGCATGTCCATCAATATAGAATTTATCATTTTGTTCCGGGTAAATCTCATATAGTGCTGTTATGTCATCCGTTCTGGATAAATCCAAACCAAGAAAAACATCACGACCGTATTTATTAATTGGATCTGCAGCACATGCTTCCCATTCTTTTGCAGGAAGATAAGATGACTCTGATCCTTGTTTCCACATGTTGAAATTCTTTACTATAAGACCAAGTAAATCATTTTTAGCAATAGATTCATTAAGTCTTTTTTTCAGTCTGCGGAGCAGTATCTCTTTAACTTCTTCGACTTCCAGCAACGGATTCGATTTAATCCACAATTCTTCTTTGTAAATTTCTTTTTCGTTATCCTGCTCATAAATTAGAGCAAAATAATTATCGTCTTCTATATCTTCATTTAAAATTTTCTCAGAATACTTATATTCCTGCTGATACATAGGACTGTTTAAATCAAAATAAGCAGTAGAGATAATTAAAATTAATAAGTTTTGCTGGAGCATTGCCCCAGAATCTAACACTTCCAACATAGAGTTATCTTTTGCCGCTCCGTATTCATCCAATATAGGCAATGTGGGAGCAAAGCCATTAATATTCCCCGTATCTTTAGATAGTGGTTTGATTACACTATATGAAGGATTATGATTGATTTCATTGCGTACTTTACGAACGGAATCCCTTATTTGTTTAGATTGAGCTAACAAACCATCTAACCGCTGCACAACCATATTAAAAACAATGGAAGCTTGCTCCCTGGATTGAGCTGTACAATAAATTTGTCTGTTTTGTAATGGATATTTACCCGCTAAAAATTCGAATATAGCAATTCCAGAAATCAATGCAGACTTACCGTTCTTTCTAGCCATGCTTATGAGCGCTTTATTAAAACGGCGATAATCTGTATTATCTTTTCGATACCAACCAAACAAAGAGTAAACAATAAACTTTTGAAATGATGCTAGTTTTACTGGTTTACCTGTAGATATATCAGGAAGGATCTCCATAAATTTTACTGCTATATCTGCACGCTCAGGCAAATATACATAATCAAAGTTATCTTTTTTCAAATCTCTGAGATGTCTTTTACAGGCTTTAATTACTTTTTTACCAGCAGTAATTTCCCCGCTCACTACCTTTCGAGCGTAAAGAGTGCCTGGATCGTTAAAGATCATGGTGCAGCATCTTTCAATATATGATTGCAATTAATACATTGTTCACCGTTATATTTTCTTTGGTTTATTAAATCTTCTACATCTACAGTTCGTAATTTATTACAGCCATACTTAGGACATGTTTTCTCAAAATATATATCGTTATAGTTTTCTTCCATATCATCAGCAAAAGTTATTTCTAAAAGATTATCATGTACAATTAAACCTTCTGAAATTTGTTTCTTTACCTTCTCTCTTATTCTTTCTAGTGTTTCAGCACCTGCATTGGTTTTAACTCTTACAATCATCATTAGAATCACCCTCCCTTAATCAGTTTCATAATTTCATCTTCTTCTGCTTTTTCTTCTGGTGTCGCTAATTCCAATCGGCTGTTAATCGTCATACCTAACTGATTAGCAATCATTCTTAATTCTTTAACAGTGGAAAGTAACATATCGTAAGAAGGATTCCTCTTAATGGAAGAAAGTACTCCATCCTCATCATAAATTTCATACGTTTCCCCGTTCTTTTTCACGTCTTCCTGAAGCCTTCTCCTGGACCCATGAAGAACACAGTAGGACTCAATAAGTTCTCTATCCAATTCAGCAATCGGTAATTCTTGCAGCAGGGGGATAATCCTTCGCCACTCTCTTTTTCCATAACGACAAAGACTTTTAGGAACAGGGTCCACATCTATCTGTTCATATTTTTCCAAGCTTTTTTGCTCGGCTGTTTTTTGAGCAATATAATCTTTTCCTTTTTTATGTTTTTTTAATTCGTCCTCGGAATATAAGCCCCGCGACGGTTTTCCTTTCATGGATTATCACCTCCTGAATCGTAAATTTTGCTAAAAACCAAATTTAACCTTTCAAAATCGCATTTTTTAAAGAGAAAACTCCGCACCGTCCTATGGAACGTTGATATGCTAGGGTTCATTTTGATTGGGGGATTAATATTTAAGTGTCTGTTTTGGTCTTGTGTCAAAAGTCAACGTTTTGACTTCATCAAATTTTATAGGCTCACCATGAATAACATTTCCGTTTTCGTCTTCACCTTCTATCAAAGCATAATAAAACTCATTCACTTCAACATGTTTACCATTATTCATTTAATAATCCTCCTTAAATAATTCCATATTCTTTTCTATCTTCTTCTGTCTTTCTGTTGTGACACTGAGTACATAGACTCTGAACATTTTTCATATCCAATCTCAAATCCCATCTAACTTTTGTTGGAATGATATGATCACCAATGGATGCTTCTCTACCACAACGCACACAAATAAAGCCATCACGTAACATAGCTTGATAACGTAATGACTTCCATTCTTTTGTATCATAAAACCTTTTGTATGCTTTTCCCTCTTTACTAGAAGTACGTGCTTTCTCATACTGTTTATGATTATGGTTTTTATGCGCAATGCAATATGTTTCTTTAATACCAATCAACTCATTGCATCCAACTTTATTGCAGCGCTTCTTGATATTCATGCAGCAGCTTCTTGCTCCTTTGGTCTATGTCTTTCTTACGCTTATCTATACGTTGCTGGATAGTATCTATCTGATTGAGAAAGGATTGTGTCTTGCTTTCAGTTAATTGGTTTGCTTTTCTTAACTGAGTAGATTGTTTGTGGATGCCACTAATTTTTTCATTGTCTTTCTTATTCTGTTGCATTAATCTCCTTGACGTCTTATCCATAATCATAATCACATGTTGATGATTACAAACAGGACAGTTCCAGTATCTCATTTGCTTACCTGGTTTAATTTCTTTGTCCTGGACCTGCATTTGTTTGGGAAAGATTAATCCATTGCACTCATCACATTGCGTTATGTTAAACATATAATTCCCTCCTATAGAAAAAGACACCTCGTATGAGATGTCTTGTATGTATTTAATTTATTCCTACTCATTAGGTGTAACGTAAATATCGTACCAACTGTTTTCGTCTGACATTATCATGTAGATTTCATCACCTTCTATGCTACCTGGTATGTTATCTTCATTGTTTTCTATACTATCTGAGAGCCTTCTAGCTTCATCACTTTCGAATAATTCCGATATGGCATTTAAGAATTCAATCGCGTCATTCTTATCCCCGAATTCCATATGAATATTTCCTGGATAGTATGTTACATTTGTTGGCATGTTTTTGTCGTTCGTTTCTTCATACACTTCTTGAAACTCATCTTCAGTAAATACGAACTCTCCATCTTCTACATTTGAATTGGAACAACCAACAAGAAACAAAACAAACAACAAAATAAATAATATCCTCTTCATTCTAATCTCCCCCATATTTATGTATGGGTTAATTATCCAATAATGATATATGGTTTGCAATAGAAAAAAGTTAGTGCAGCTCTCGGCAGGAACTGCACACAATAAGATATAGCCGACGCAGAACGTTTCCATAATTCCGCGCCTCAACACTACATAAAAATAATGATTGATCTTACGCATAGATAGATATATTGTGTATTTAGACTCTCGCCGATTGGCAAAAATCTATACTATTACTATAAAATAGAATTTCAATGTTTTCTATAAGATTTATACAAGTTAAGAAAATGTTAAGTTATATATAATTGATGAGCAAAGTCTATTCTTTTCATAATTTCAGCGTGTTTATTATATATATAGTTAGGGCTTTTCTCTAAATCATCTGCAATATCAATTAGCTTTTTCCCTTCCACATACTTTTTATACAGTATCTGATTATCTAACCCAGCAAACATACTAATTAATTCCTCAGCATCATAACGGTCATTTATTTTATGAGCAAGTTCCCATTCAATAATTTTTATCCTGTCTTCCAACCCAGCAGAGATGGATTTCTCCTTTAGTTTTAAATCGCTCAAATCTCCCTGTACCCATCGCTTTAATTCTCTCTTTTCTCTCTGTAATTTATATTCCAGCCAATCTATTTCATTATTTAATTCCTGATAATCTCTTAACCATTCGTACAAGTGATTCACCTGCCTTGTGTAGTTGTGTCCATAGTTCATGTCCATAGATTAAAAACACGCTCAATCCTTATTGCTTCTAGAGTTCAAGCGCCTGTCCATAGATGGGTTCTACCTTCTTTTTATATTTATAATTCCTTCTCTTTTTATTAGTCTTTTATTTTTATATAAACATTATTGTTTTATCTATGGACAAAAAGAAAAAAATACTATAAATATATATATAGCAAGGGGTTAAGGTGTCCATAGATGAAAATTTGATCTATGGACACTCCTATTATAAAAAACAAGCTTAATCCCTTGTGTCTCTAAGATTAAAGCAGTGTCCATAGATAAATGCGTTAATTTGTGACATATCTCAGGACACACTTTCTTTTTTGTGATAAATTTGCGGTCTTTTCCCATCTCTACGGATTCTTTTCACTTCATACCCTTCTTTAGCTAAACGCCTTCCGAACTCTGTATTTCCAACAGCTTTTAATCCGTTCTCATCACAATAAAGAGCATATTGCATATAAGCATTCTTTGTTTCTTTACCATGCACCTTATACCTCTCAAGAAAACTAAGAACACTATCCGATTGCACAAAATATTCTTTTGTAATATCATTGACAGCCTTGCAATCAGTTAAATCACCTTTAGCAATAATCCGTTGCATTCCTTCAATAGCTAGGCGTAATATATAAGACTTAGCATTATCCGTAGATAGTTTACTGTCTATATCCATATCTCTTTCTGCAACTCTCGCATCACATGGGATGACACGCATACGCTTTTTAATTCCGCCTGATTTATCTTTAAATACAGGTATTTCGTTACAGGTAAAAATGAGCGAACCTTTATTATTTAGTGTGGTTGCTGCAGAATAAATAGGGCGAATCATCACAGGATCACCAGAAACAATTGTTTTAAAATTAGAAGACTTATCTAAATAAGATGCATTAATATCATCAGCCACATTTAATAGTTTTCCAATCAAACTAAAAACCGTAGTATCATCATCAAACTTATCTAATGGCACATTAGTATGTAGACCATCAGCAAAAGCCTGCATCATCTTTATAAGCGTTGACTTTCCGTTATCACCGCTCTCGCCCCAAAAGAAGAAAGCACGGTGAGGAAATCCTTTTGTCATGATGATATGGCCAAATACTTCCTCCACAAATAAACGTAAGTCTTTCCGATTGCAGGTAAACCAATCAAGAAATTTGTCAACTTCCTCATCATAGGCGTCTTCATCATAAGCAGCATTTAAATAGAATGGAGTAAACCCGGGATCTATTTCAACGATCTCATTATCATAAAGACAATACCCGTTATTGAACTGTACAGGCATGTCATCATCATCTTGGAGATATGCTTTTATTTTAAATAATTCTTTAAGCTCTTTATGCTGACTTGGCTTTAATTTGACTAAATCATCAATAGCCCGTAGCAATAAATTTTCATCAGATAAATAATGACCATCTTGTTTAAAGAATAATTTGCCGCGGTAGTAATGAATATCTAATTTATCTACTAATACTTCACTGGTCATAATCATGTCTTTTTTATTTAGAAATTTATTATCATTCATATTGACTGATTTAGATTGAACACTACCTATAACAGCCTTCAATTCTCTTTCGTGCAGAGGCTCACCAAATACATGATCATTAATGAATTGTGTGGTAGCATCTAAATTGTTTTTACTATATTCTGGGTACATTTCTCTCATAGTTAACAAGTGTGTATATAAGTTACTGTTCCGTCCTTGACCGTCTTTAAGATTTACCAACACCTCAGTTAACTTAGATGGAAACAAAAGAAAAGGAAGTTCAGGAAGTTGTTCAAATTGCCCAAGCAGATGTTCATTTTCCATTTCCCGCATCCTGCCATTTTGTTTAACAATAATAGGTTGTTTTCTCGTATGCTTGTAATCTACTTGAATACCTGCATTGGTTAATTTCTTAACCCAATTTTTTAAATACACATGCTTCGGCTTTCGATAATAAAGATGGAAACCACGCTTCGTATAAACTTTTAAAGTAGGATGCTGATTGTAAATGAGGTTGCCTATTTCAACCGATACAGGATCATCAAAATCTACAACAACCGTCTTGTTATCTAACAGAATGGCAGCATCTTTATAATTGGTATGGTCCGTACTGAACGTATCAAAATCATGCTTGGGCACTTTCCCCTCTAGTTCAATGTATTTAAGCAAAGGTGAAAACCTCCTTTCTTTGGTGTGGCGTTGGTTTGCTGTAGCATGGGTGTTAATTGACTCCCGTTGAACCATAACCGTTACTGCCACGGTCCGAATCGGAAAGTTTGTCCACCACTTCGAATTCTGTTCTAGCTACAGGGGCGAGTACTCCTTGTGCTATCCTGTCGCCTTTGCAGATAAAATATGTTCCATAGGTAAAATGACCACTATTCATTGCTAGTTCTTCTGTGATATTGAGTGGAGCATACAAGACTCTACTTTCCAAGAAATCTTCTCGCCTTGCATTGTCCACTATCACCCCAACCTCACCACGATAATTGGAATCAATCGTACCTAATTGCACTCTTAACTTGGTTTTTAGCGTGATGCCAGAACGTGGCCTAACCTGTATTTCAAATCCCTCTGGAATATCAAATGCTAATCCTGTTTTAATGAGTTTTGTCTCTCCCGGATTAATTACCACATCTTCCACAGCAACTAAATCAAAGCCTGAATCACCTTGCTGTGCGTATTTAGGTATTACTGCATCTGGATGCATCTTTTTTACTTTCATATCTGATTCACTCCTATTTAAAATAATCTTAAACATCAGGAAGCTCTTTATTTAATGCATCATCAATATCTTGTAATACGCCTTTAATGGTTTCGTCCGGAAACGGAATCTTATTAATATATCCACGCGCAATAATAAGACCGTGTTTATATTGCCTGCTTTGTGCGTATAATTCACTGTAACTATCTATAAGATTCCAGTAAGAATCATGCCACACATCATTCTGTTTTGCTTTATCAATTAAAAAAGCCAAATCATCCGGATTAATATTAAACATTACTGGTTTCCCTTGACGAGCACGTTCATATATGGATTTTTTCCATTCGATGATAGATTTTAATTGTTCGTCCATTGTTATTCTCCTTTCAATTTTTCTATCTTTTCTATTGCTTCTTGTCCTCTCAAAGTTGATTCTTTATCAAATTGCACATAAGCTGTGTTTGAATCACCATGACCACAGCAGGCGTTCATAACATTAGGAAGAGTTCCCAGACAGCCATCATGCCCCTCTGGCGTGTTATATAAGCCGCAATATCCGCACGGTCTGTCTTGCCAAGTTGTTGCAGTAGGATTGCCATTATCAGCAAACACATACTGACCATTTCGATATTCAACGTCATGACCTCTTAGTTTAGTCATTGTTCGATTCCTCCAATTCTTGCCGTGCTTTTTCACCACTATCTTCTATTGCAGCAGGTGGTTCTTTCATTAAAACAGGGTCATCTGGAGCATTAAAGTGGTTACTGACTGTTGACTCTGTCCAATTTTTAATATCTGCATAAAACTCTAAAACCTCTGTGTAGCGTTGGTTATCAGCTTCTGATTTCTCTAAGAATTCATCTTTTTCTCTGATTTCTGCTCTTGCAGACTGGATGATTATTTCTTTATCTTTTAGCTCGCCTTCCAGCTTCCGTACAAGATCGATAACGATATCAACAACATTTTCACCATATCTATTGGATCTACCTTCCAAAAATTCACTCAGTCTAAAATAATCTTTATCCATCACGATTCCTCCCCTTCTCCTCTTGATATGCCTCAAATGCATCTTCGAACAAGAGCATTGCCGTCAATAAATAAATTGAAATGATTTGCCACATAACGGGCGAATTCCCGAATAAAAAAGAAATAGCACTTATAATTAACATGGCGCCAGATACTACTGGTAATAGTATTAAAAACATTTAATCACCATCCTGTTTTAGCAGCCTGTCTCAACAGCATTTTAATTTCTTCATAGGATTCATCCTTCTCCACTGGTCAATCCAACTATTGCGTCATTTCTGCTATCTTGAATCGCTTCAATGTTTACGGTGTTTAATAGCAACTTACCGCCACTAGCTACTGTCAATTCAATAAACATACTCATTCCCCCATCATCTGCCTGTTATTATTACTCCACACCGCATCAATTAATTCATTCCTTTGCTCCCTAATCTCATGATTTTCCTGCCTTAATTGCTCTATATCCGTATTTAAGTTATTGATCGTAACCATCATATAAACGGCAGATAATAAAGCTACTACAATCAAGGTATAAAACCCAACATCTAATAATACTTTCCTTAGCATTTAAAACATCCACCCTTCTATCTGTTTTATATACCAATTCAAATCTAAATGCCGCTTGTCCAATTTGGAAAGCTCATCATTCCAGACAAGACAGTTTTCGCTGGTATAAGGTACTTTCGTATATTTGGTTTCTGCTCCATTTCGTGTCTTATAAACAGAGCCGGCGTATTTATTTTTAGTTGCAAAAATACGATTTGTTTTCGGAAGTTTAATAAAATGGGTGCTGTAATTTCCTTCAAACAGCGTATCTTCTTTCTTTTCCTGAGCCATTCCGTCATATTTTCCAGCTTTAGAAACCAACTGAAAGAGTTCGAATTTCTTAGATTTCCATGCATCAATAACGGTTTTATTTGGTTTTATGCCATTGATGTAATAATCTACTAACGCCTTATCAATGATAGTTAAGCTATTTCTTTCAAATCCTCCACCTTCATAATTGGCAAAACGCCCCACAGCTTTAACGGAACCGTCCTTATACTGAAAGACATAGTTATTAACATCTCGCTGCGCTATTTTTGTAATCAGGTCCACATCAAAAGACAATTCATAATGCTTTTCAAATAGCTCTAATATCTTCATAAGGTTCTTCTCGAAGCCATTTTCATACTTGATGATAATTCCATCTGTATTGGTCTGAATCAGCTCACAATGGCTTTCTAACAAGCAAATGAGATGCGTCATAATCAATTGACCATTAACGACAATGCTATTTGCCATTTGCGGAAAATGGAGCTTGTTATACTTACTTTTCATTGCTCCATAAACACTGTTTAATATGCGTTTATAAACCGTTTCTTTATTATCTTTGGAAAGCTTTAATTGTTTCCTTGTATTATAGATTTTCTTAAATTCGTCCATATTTTTAAGAAAATGGTTATTAATGATAAGAGAAGGGTAAAAACTGAAAATATCTATCTGCATGTAATTTCCTTCACCCTTATATTTTTCTTTAGCAGCATGTAATCCACCAAACCCGTAAATGTGTTCAAGTCCCGCCAGGTTATAGGAGAATTTCTTTTTCTCTAAAACGGAATAATCTACACCTTGCTGGTATTCCGATTCTATTTCTTGGTAAAAATTTATAATTGGTTTCGGTAATTCATCACTTTTTAAACGTTCATCATATTTTATTTCTAAACGGTTCTTTTCTGTTCCAGGGACAGCTTTTAATATCTCAGCTGCAAGTGTTGCTTGTGTTTTCTTTAAGGAAGTTACAGGCAAATTAAACTCTTTAACCATTTCAAATTTGGTGGAGAAATAACTTTCTCTTTTCTCAAATAGTTGCTTGGTTTCCTGGACATCATTTTTACAATAAGAAAACACCTGATTATTTTCGTCTTTTGTCAGTTTTCTGTTTAAGTTGAAATCAATTGGTGTTTCGATGATGGATTGCCCTAAGTTCGCTTGTGCTTCTTTGAGGCTCAAGCCTTTTAATTCTTGCATTACATCTAATGTGACAGGGTTCTGTAACTTCAAATTGAACTTTTTATCATTGATGACTTTTTGTGATGTTTCATAAGGATCAATATCTTTTAAAATGCTGGCCGTTATTTTGTCATCGTAAGCGTAATTGTTATATCCAACTAAATATTGGAGAGAAGACAGGTGACGCTCTAATGCGTCCCTGTCATTGTGTATTTCTGTTACCTCTCCTTCATCACTGATAAAGACAAACAGCCAATCGTATTTAAATACTTCGCAATCATAAAAAGTAAACATTATACGTCAAACGGAACATCACCGTAGTCACCGGAACCGAACCCTAAATCCTCTTTTGCTTCCCAATTTTGAAACGTACCTTTCTTATTGGTTTTTAGCTCAAGCAGGCACTGATTTCCTGCACCTTCATTTAATTTCTCAACAAGCGCATCTGTATCCTCAAAATCATCAATATTCAATTCAACATCTAAAATAGATGCGGTTTTCATTGCACGTTTTAAATTAAGCTGCATCATTTTTTCATTGGAGAAAAAGATGTTTCCAAAATATTTACGGTTTTCATAGCCTTCATTTAATAATTCGAATTCAAAAGATAACCATTCCGTGCCTTTATCATTATTTCTCCAGCTGACATTTGTTAAAATACCGTCATATTCTCCATCCGGAAGATTTTCAAAATCGTCACCGACTGCATCCGTTTTTGGGTTGAAACCCTCTTCCATAATTTCTTGCGCCATTGCTTTTAAATTCATAATTTCATTTCTCCTTCTTTATTAAAGATTTGTTGTTATTTTTTTATTTAGTAACAGGTCTAGGCGGCCTTGGTTTGGAAGCTGACTGCTTAGCTTGTTCCGTTTTCTGCTCAGACTGCTCTTTATCCTGGGTAGCTTGTTCCTCTTTCTGCTCGGCCTGTTCAGATTGCTCAGCCTGTTCTCTTTCTTTCTGTTTAGCAATTCGCTGTGCTTCTTCCTGCTTGTCTTGTTCAGCTACGATTTTTTTCGCATCAGTTGTTTTGGTCTGTTTGGATTTATCAAATGCACCAACGACTGTATCTAAAAGACTAGCAATCTGTTCATCATCCACTTTGTTACGAGCATAATTTTTCCGTTTACTCTCTACTTTACGGATATAGTTTTTACCAATCTTACGGCAAAGAATAGTGTAATCAGAGTTTCCATTAACAATGTTCAACCATTTTAATTTCAAACTAGGTAAATGCTTTTCTACGTCATTTTCTTCAATAACGGTCAATCGTGATAAATAAAGAATATTGATCTGTTTTTTCATAGATAATTCTTTTAATCTCATGACCAGGACACGAACCATCATTTCTAACATTTGATGACCTTTCCCCCAGGCAATATCACCGACAGATTTTACTTTGTGTTCTTCTGTAATTTCTTGTTCAAACATGGTAATCACATCATCAATCACATCAATAACAACCGTTTGATAAGAGTGATTGGTTGTTTCCAACTCCAAGATAATGTCGGAAAGAAAATCTGATGCACTTTTAACAATTTCACCTTTTGCATTACGTTTATTGGCAATATTTAAGCTAGGTGTTTCAATCATTGCCGCATTGCCATCAGTATTTAGGTTTAATGGATTCGGAAACTCATCTGCAAAATAGGTTTTCCCATGCATTGTTCCTCCATAGATTACAAAATTCCTCGGTGTTTCTTTTGCTACTTTTCGTTTATTTTCTGGTAAAACTCCCATCTATTTTTCATCCACCTTTCTAAATTCATAAATATCGAAATTATCAATTTCAGCTGATTTAGTTGCTTCTACCCAATCTATCTTTGTATCAATTAATTGGTCCTGTTCCTTTTGTGATAGTGATTCAAATTCATCTTCCGACAAAGGAAGGTCAACATCGAATCGTACCGTTAATACTGCTTCTCCATAAACATTAATTTTATTTGACATCCGATCACGCCTCCTTAACTTTTATCCGAACACTACCCTTAGTTTTGCTGACTTTTTGATACCGCTCGCTTAACTCTGGGTAATCTGCTTTAAATGTCTTACTATCAAATTGTCTTTTTTCACCAGGAAGCACTCTTGTAATGGTGACAACATCCGTTTCATATTTTTTAATATCATAGGCTTCCATGGCATCATGGAGATCTTTTCTAGCTTTTTCATATTGCTTTTCTAATTCTTTAAAACCAGCTAATTTCATTTCTAGTTTAGAAACTTGATTAGCGAATACTGCTACATCGTTTTGTCCATAATCCAGAAACTCTTGCTCTGTCATTTTCGGATTGTCTTTTAACGCCTCACAGCGGATCCAAAAAGTTTCAATCGCATCTAATATTTTTTGAACATATTCTTCATCACGATTAATTTCTTTAATCTGTAATCGCTCTGCATCAAATTCTGTATCAAAATCATCAGGACGCTCATACAAAGCTAACCATGCGTGTTTGATATCAAGGTGCCACATATATAAATGCATTTGAGATTCATAGACTTTTAACGTTGGATTTTTTCCATGTGTCTTGATTTCAAGAAGCAAACCATAATCAGCGTCAAATCCATCTACATTGGACCGAATGTTTTTTTCTTCATCAATTATGGTTTTTTCAACGAAAAGTGTTTCATTTACTCCATTGATATAATCTCTAATCTGCGGTTCTAAGGCATTACCGAATTGCGTATATTCATTCCCTTTAAATTCAGATGGTTTAATGCCTGTTTTCTCCTGTGCCAGTTCAAACTGTGTTTTATATTTGTTTAATCCAAGAATGGTTGGTACATCACTTCCTCCACAATACATATTACGTTTCTTCGTTACGTTATCGTCTGCTTGCGTGAGTAAGTTATTCATTCAATCACCCCATCCCACTCTATAATTGATTTAAAGACATTATTTTTATTGAAATTATAAGCAGCTGAAAGAATCCAACCTCTTAAATGAGCGCTAATTTCTTGTGCACCCATAAAATGATTTTGGGAAATATATTTCGTTTCCTTATTATCCCTTTTATATAATTCAGCTTTATATGGAGCTTGGTCTGTTTCTAAAATCAATAGGTATTCATCACCACTGATATATATATCTTTTGTAATCATCACTCAATCCCCTTTCGGAATAATTCTTCTGTGAAATCCTTCTTCTCTTTCAAACGATCATAAATATCTTTTTCAACGGTACCTTTTGTAATAAAACGGTAGACGGTTGTCTTTTTGACTTGTCCATTTCTATACGATCTACCAAGCGCTTGTTCATAATCTTGAAAGCTGTATGTTGGTGTGTAGAAAACAACCACGTTGGCATATTGCAATTCAATCCCAGCACTGCCAGCCATATATTGGACAAGAGTTACACTGTTATTCAAATAATCCCAGGTTAAAGGCCAACCATCAGCAATTTGTTTCATTTTTGGTAGTTTCGTAGTTTGCCCGCTCACTTCAAAGATTTCCTTCTTAAGCTTTTTCATAACCTTTTTTAGCTGCTCTTTTTCTTCCTGGTAATAATAGAAGATAACAATGTTCTCGCTTGTACCTTCTGCCAGCATTTCAGCGTATTTTAATTTATCTGATTGATTGGCGTAATAACGTAAGCCATGCTGTAATTTAGGAAGAGTATCGTAAGCTATCAATTCACCATCAATTGTTAGAACTCGATCTTTTTTAATCTTGTTGTATTCAGATGACTTTTTGAAATGGATATCCTCAAACACCAACGGTGGTAAATCTAACGCGTCATCTTTTGAAAGTTTGATAGAAAAAGATTCAAATCGTTCTTTTAATAGCTTTTCCTGCTTCCAGCCAACAACCTTTTCCATCTGTTTACCGCCGTACATGACAGGTTTACCTGCTCTATATAATGGTTCTTTAATGGCATATTGCTTTTCAAATTGCGTTTTATTTTTCTCAAAACCAAACATAATGAAATAATTCATAGTATCTCCCCAACCATTACTGGCAGGAGTAGCAGACAACAATAGAAAGTGTGTACTGTGCCTTGTTAAAAACATAGCTGCTTTCCCGCGATGAGAAGTTGGCATTTTAACGTAATGACATTCGTCAAAAACAACAAAGTAGCCTTTATACTCTTTCCACTTCTTTGCCAATACACCATAAGACAGCATTTCATAATCGATTTCTATTTCATGTTTGTTGGAAACTAGTTCAATATCACGGTCCCATCCGCATTCTTTAATCTTTTGTGGTGGAGCAACAATCAATAACGGCTCACCTTTGGTAAATCGCAAGTAATGGTATATAGCCATGATCGTTTTCCCAGTTCCAGTATCAGCAGCGATGATGTAATCTTTATCAATACTGTTTAAAAGCTTCTGCTGAAACTCATACAAGATAGTTTTCTTCAAAATATGCCTTCGTTTCTTCAAGACTTCGGGCAACAAAAGCATGACCTCCCGCCTTGTGTATTAAATCAATCTGTACCTTTTGCAACTCACTTACCTTTCCGCCTTCTGGGCGCTTTACCTCAATAGCAATAAACTCACCTTGCACACAAGCAATAATGTCTGGCGTACCTGACTTAGTGAACATAGAGCCATGCACCTTCATGTGCCATGCGCCTATTGAATCTAAATAGCGTTTAATTTTATTTTCAATTCGTTTTTCAGGGCCTTGACCACTCATATCCTAGGACCACCAAGAATTAATTCCATATCTCTTTTCTTTGCTTTAGTAACTTTCAGGCGTTGATCATTCTCATAAAACTCGTATTCTTTCAATCTCTCGGAAGTGATGCGATTCCGTTCTACCAATTCAGCAACACCAATGAGATTCAATTCTTTTGCAGTCATATCTAAATCAGCCGCTAATGCTGATTTATCGAATTTCTTCACTTCAACATTTTTAACAGTTAGCACATGTGGCATATCGTTTTTATAAGCAAGAACATTTCCGTTTTTTAAAATATGGGAAATAATCTTCTCCGTTTTTTTATCTATTGTTTCTTTCATGCGTGTTCTATCTTTTTTAAGTTGCTCCACTTCCTGGAACAATCCGTTAATTTCCGACTGTTTAATTTCCGTACGAACATTTAAATCATTCATGTACAAAAATCTCCTTTCGTGGTATTATCCACTTGAATAGTTTTTTATTTAGCGACTCACTGATTGCCGTCAGTGGGTTTTTCTTTTACCCTTATCACCTGCAACGGTTCGAGATAAGCTCCTTTATGAATCGTTTCTCCTGGGTGCTTATCCTTTAAAAACCTAAAGCAATCTGCCTCTGCACCTTCTGCATATGTCTTTCCAGTAACTTGACCGATAATTTTTATTGGATGCCGGTCATAGAACAGGTTGACTTCTTGCAATTTAATCACCTCCTTTAAAATTACTTATCTAATCTTTCATCTGTTTTCGTAATTAAGCGTAAAAGGTGTACATGGCACCCTTTTATTTCTCCGTTTTCAATAAATTCAACTACTCTATAATCATCCATGAAATTTAATCCTGAACGAATAAACCCATAACCCATTGATTCAACAAAAACAAAGTCGTCCATTCTGTATTCATCCACTTCACGCCCAATCGACCACCAGAAACCTTTTTTCTTTTCCTCTTCGTTGGCGTGATGATCAAAAACGTCTTGTCTGCAATACATTAAACTTTCGCTTCCTGGGCTTTCATACCATTTACCTGCGTAAATGCAGTTATCAGAAACGCTTTCTATTTTTCCGATATCTCCCCTATAGTTAATCACCCAGTCACCTTCTTTAAATTCCGGCATAACTTCATAGCTGTTTGGTTCGTAAAGCACTCTGCAAAGTTCTTCCGTGGATAATTCGTTAAGACATTCATTTATTAAATTGGTCCATCTTTTTTTAACATGATGCTCCACAACCAAAGCTCTTTGATCAGGTGAATTCCTGATTTCTATAGCTTCCCATTGTTCCGGTGTCAATTTAATCTTTTGCATGTTCTACCTCCTAAAAATAATAGTGCTTGATTTCTTCGATATCATAATTCAGTTGACTTACGTCTACTTTCTTTTCTTCAATAAAGGCAAGCAATATTTCTTTTACTTCTTGCATTCGTTTAAAAGAATAGTCCTTATTAACATAGAATTCGCAGTTTGCAATTTCATTTGAATAATTTTTCTTCGACCTACAAATGCTTATTTCCATTTTGTCCACGTGGCCGCTGAGGTTTACGAAAACCGCATAATCTGTTTCATTTTGCAACTTCATTGCCAGCAAAGTAATTTCAGCCATTAATTTTGACTTTTCATCCATCCTTATAACCTCCTAATAAGTCATCATTTGATACAGGAAAAACAAAGCTGCACCATACGCTACCAGATAAAAAACATCTGTTTTATCCATATCAGAACATTAACTGCCTTGTCTGCTCTGCTTTGTTCCGATCATCAATTAATTTTTTCTTCTCGTGAAGCATTTCAAGTTTTGCGTAAGCTGCTTCCATTTCATTAATAAGAGCATTTTTCATTTCAAACTGTGCGTTTTCAGCTAATTTAAATCCTTTCATTGCTGCAGATGAAAAACGTTCAATTGCTTCAAACACTTGGTCAATATCTTCAGTTAAATAATGATCTGTTATTTTATTTTCCTGCATGGTTTGTCCTCTCCCTAGAGTTAACGCCTGTCCGCGTATTATTTTTTAATTACCACTCAGACACAATCTCTACGATTGCCTTAAATGTAGGCTGAGCAACCCACCAACGTTTTCGATTCTTTCTTACCTCATGAACTCTAATTCTTGGATCATGAAGCAATTCATCTTCCAAGTATTTAACAGACATACAAGTTAATTCTGATAATTTATTAATGTCTGCTAGAACTAATTGCTGGTGAATCTGTTTACTTAGTTCGTTGTCGATATACTCCCTTAATTCTTGTTCATTAATCGAGATATTTAATTCTGTTGTTGGTATCATGTATTGTTCACCTCACTTAAATACCTAAAATTTTTCTAATGTGCTTTATATGACCTTGAGCCTTTGGCCCAGTTCTTTTTCCGTTTAGAATATCTGATAGATATGCGCCGGATATTCCTAGCATTTGAGCCAGTTCAGCATGTTTCATTTTCTTTTTATAAAGCTCATTGCGAACTCTAATACTTAAATCCTCTGACATGTTGTTGTCTCCTTTCTTTTGGTATAATGTCCCTATCTGTTTTGATAGGGGGTGATACATATGAAGCTGAATAAAGATTGTGTTCGTAATTTATTACTCTATATTGAAAAACAAGAACTCGGTAAACACATCTATAAATCCGAACTTGAAAACGTATTTGGTAAAGAATTCAACTACTCACCGGAAGAAATCGAATACGCTACAAGAAAATTAAAAGAAGCAAATTTCATTCACGCTAATGGATCTTTTGAAAATGGGTCTTGGATAGATTATGGCATTAGTGAAATAACTTGGGACGGTCACCAATTCTTAGACAATATTAGAGATAATAAAGTATGGAAAATAGTTAAGAAATCTGCCTCAAAACTAAGCAGTATCTCATTGACTTTAATGTCCAAAATTGCATGGAGTGTTATTGAAAATCACTATATAATTGACGGATCAGAATAGCTTTATTTCCACACCATCAACAAGTGCATAAGCAAACTCTTTTTCTTTTGGATACTTATCTTCAATAAATGTCATAAGTGATAATAAATCATTGGTGTCGATGGATAGCAATCTATTGACGCCATCTTTTTTTGAATAAACAATTACATCATCCATTACTTAATCCCCTCCCATCTTATTTATTAACGTTGCTACCGCTGTATAAGCTATAAGTTTGTACAAGGTATACCGTCGTTGGCTCGGTATCACAGCGCATTTATTTATTAGTAAATAAGCTAATTAATTAGCAAAAGTTATTGACCCTTATTAGCTTATATGATATTATCAATACATAGCTAAATAAGACCATAAAAAGCCTGCAACATCACATTTTGTCAGCTCCCCAGCGTAAAAATGTATTTGGATAGGTCGTATTTTTTATTGTCTTTTTTGCTAACTAAAAAGCTTATGAACATAGTATATTATCAAATAAACTAATTGTCAACACGAAAAATAACTTATTTGATATTTTATTTATTCGTAAGCTCTCGAAAGGTTGGTATAAGTGAGTTTAGTGGATAAAATAAAATCTTTGTGTAAAGAGAAAAAGATAACTATAGCTGAGTTAGAGAGGAAAACAGGTATTTCTAACGGACAGATTAGAAAATGGGATAATACTACTCCAGGAATAAATAAATTACAAGCAGTAGCAGATTACTTTGATGTATCTGTTGATTACCTTCTTGGTCGAACTGATGTAAAAAGATATACAGAGCCTGAAACCATTGCTGCACATCATGATGGTGAAGATTGGACTGAAGAAGAATTAGAAGAACTTGAAAGATTTAAGGAGTTTGTTCGATCTAAGAGAAAAGGGGGTTAATATGTACGAAAAGTTATTAGATCATGCTAATGCATATAAAATAGATGTTTATGAAGTACCATTAAAGAAAAAAATCAAAGGTTTATATAGCGATAACGTTATATGGCTTAATAAGAATCAATTAGATTCTGCTGCAAAAAAAGCAAGTGTATTAGCAGAAGAGTTAGGACATTATCACACATCTGTTGGTGACATAACTGATCAATCAAAGATCACCAATCGTAAACAAGAGTTACGTGCCAGGATTTGGGGGTATGAAGAAGTAATTCCTCTTTCCAAAATAGTACAAGCTCACCAAAAACACATAAAGAATAGATACGAATTTGCAGATTACCTGGGGGTTACTGAATCTTTTTTAGATGATGCTTTAGAGAGATATAAAGACAAATACGGAACTACTGCTATATATGAAAATTATGTTATAAGTTTCGAACCTTTAGGTGTAGTCGAATGGCTAGGTGTTAAAAAAATTTAACCTCAAAAAGAACATACATTCTTACTTTAAAGGAGGTGATAACATAGCTAGGTTCGAAAAGTCCCCAAGCACGCCTGTCCGCGTAATGAAGGGATTAATAAACTATGGCTAAATTAAACAAGTCAAAAAAAGACAAAGATTTATACTGGTACACCAATAAAAAAGGTGAAAAATTATGGATGTATCGTCACAAGTACAAAGATATTTTTGGTAATCGGAAAGAGAAGAAAAAGAGTAGTTTTGAATCAGAGGACGCAGCTTTGAAAGCTCTTTTAAAGGTAAAGGCTGATCTGTTAGATAGGAATATGAAACAGGTTGAAAAAGACCAAATTACTATTTCGCAGTGGTTTGATATTTGGTACGAGACTAATAAGAAAGATTGGAAAGAACCAACACGTAAACAGAGGGAACGTATATTAAGAATGCACATAAAACCTTTGTTAGGTAACTATAAATTATCTACGCTAGACAAATCCACCTATAAGCGTGAATTTATTAATGAATTGATCGAGGGCTATTCGTTTGGTTCGGTGCATCTGTACCACACAATTTTTAAATCAGGCATCAATGCAGCTGTGGATGATGAAATATTATTACGTAATCGTTTTAAAAAAGTATCTGTACCTGAAAAAGACCATCAAGGTATTAAGGATAACTATCTTGATGAAAATGAACTAAATAAACTTCTTTCATTTTCTAAAGAACATTCAACAGAAACAAATTATAGTCTTGTATTGACATTAGCATATACAGGGTTAAGAAAAGGTGAAGCTCTGGGTTTGCAATGGAACGATATTGATTTTGATTCAAAATCCATTACAGTTGAACGTACAAGGGACCACATTGGAATAAGATCACCTAAAAGTAAAAACAGTTATAGAACCATTCCTGTTGATGATTTGGTTCTATCACATTTGAAGAACTATAAAAAATGGTGTAAAGAAATAAAATTCCAGTATGGGAAACATCTTAAAGATGATGATTTAGTTTTTACGTCAAGGTTAGGTAACCCAATAACCTGTCATTCGCCGAACGCCACCTTTAACAGACTTATCGAAAAAGGAAATCTAAAACAGATTACTTTACATGGTTTAAGACACACTCATGCTACAGTATTACTCAATTTAGGATTACCACCTAAAGCCATTGCCGACCGATTAGGAAATTCAACCAAAATGATTAATGAAGTTTATGGACACACTTTGAAAGAAACAGAGAACAAAGCTGTTCAATTATTCTCTGCCAGTCTTGGGGCTGCAAGTGGGGCTAATTAAATTAATTAGCCTCTCCCCCCCTATACCACAAGCTTAATCAGCGAAATAAAAGAGTATATAATATACTCTCTCATTATCCAATAATTTCATATTTGTACAATAAAAAAAAGAGGACTACCCTCTCTTTTTACTATTATAACGTTCAGCCAGTTTTTAATCCTATCAAGAATATTTCAATGTGATTATCCTTCTTCTATCATTAGTTTATTAAACGAACGCCAGCCCCTAGATAAAAACCCATATAAGAACAGACACCAGAATAACCACAGGCAGACCAAGAAAATAAATATAAGAAAGACTTGAAAAACTTTTCTTCCGGTCGTAGTTTTCATCAAGCATTTTTGTGACAAGAAGCGTTCCAATCAATGCAAGAATACATACAACAATAACCAGTATAATAAGGGTATTCATTACGCCCTCCCCCTTCTATCCAAAATTCTAATGAAGTAATCAACACCACTACTTTGAACAGCATCAT